TTACGCCTTCTTTATATCCTCCATAATTCCAGAGTGGGACATATTTGGGACATTATCACCAAAAATGTCGTCTATTTTCCTCGCATGCTCTGTCAAATGATTAGGCGCAAGGTGAGCATACCTACGAACCATTTCTATGGACTCCCATCCGCCCATTTCCTGAAGCACTGATAATGGGACGCCTGACTGAATCAGCCAGCTTGCCCAGGTGTGTCTGAGGTCATGGAAACGGAAATCTTCAATTCCTGCACGACGACAAGCTGATAGCCATGATGTCTTGCTGTCGATGCGCATCTTCCTGACCGCAGGCGTTGATGTTCCATCTGCTCGCTTAGCCGCCTTGGTATGTACAAACACCCATTTGTGATGCTTGCCTATTTGATCACGCAACACTTTACAGGCGGTATCGTTCAGCGCCACACCAATGGCGCGGTTTGATTTGCTCTCTTCTGGATTCACCCAGGCAACTCGTCGCTGCATGTCGATTTGTTGCCATTCCAGATTTATGATGTTCGACTTTCTCAGACCAGTTGCCAGCGCAAACTTGACGACAGATTTCAGTGGTTCGGGGCACTCATCAATAAGGCGTTTTGCTTCCTCCTTTTCCAGCCATCTGACTCGCTTGTTTCTGACCGCTGGTATCTTGATGACAGGCGCTTTTTCCAGCCACTTCCAGTCGCGTTCTGCAGCACGGAGAATGGCCTTTATCATGGCAAGATGCTTTGCCTTTGTCTGAGTTGATACTGGCTTTGGTTCATAAACAGGCGGTTCTTTACCTTTCCTGATGGCGGCCTGAACTTTCTGTTTCCATATTTCTTTCGTCTTTCTGTTATGCATTCTGCTTACAGCAGAGTAAATCTTTGCCTCCGAGATATCTTTAAGCCTTATACCCTCAAAATGTTCAAGCCAGAACTCAATCCGGCTTTTATCTGAATCGAGAGATTTTTTATCAGCTTTTTCCTCAAGCCATCTTAGGCAGGCCTCTTCAAAAGTGACATCAGGTAAATCCCCTAGCTTTTCTACTCGCCAGAGTTCTGCTTTTCGCTTGTCGTGCAACTCCTGAGCTTGCCGCTTGTCCTTTGTGCCAAGAGATTCCTTAATTCGTTTCCCGCCCGGGAGCGAATACGAGGCATACCATATTTCATTTCTGCGGAAGAGTGACATTTTCTTTCCTCTGTTATGCCATCACCCGCGCTCACCTGGACAGTATGCAGCGGAGACTGAAGCGCCGCAATGCAGGCTTGCCGTGTTGTGAGGTAAGGAGATTTTGGCTTGGTTGGATCTTTACGTGTTGCCTGTAAAAGCCGCGAGGACAACGCTGTCGCAGTGTTGGCGGAACTGCTGACGCGTGCTTATCCTTGTCCGCCGCTGACACCACGTATACCAGCCGCTGCGGGCCACCCGGAGCACGCGGCACATTGCTTTGATGCTGAACTCAGCCTGATGTTTTTCAATAAAGACATACTTCATTTCAGGCGCTTCGCGAAGTATGTCGCGGCCTTTTGGAGGATAGCCAGCTCTTCATCCCGTTCTGCCAGCTGGCGTTTGAGACGTGCAATCTCGGTAGACATCTCCAGTTCACGTTCAGAAGACGTCTGCTGATTTTGCTGTTTACTGCGCCAGTTGTAGAGCTGTGATTCATACAGGCTGAGTTCACGGGCTGCGGCAGTAACACCGATGCGTTCAGCAAGCTTCAGGGCTTCACTGCGAAATTCAGGCGAATGCTGTTTACGGGGTTTTTTACTGGTTGATACTGTTTTTGTCATGTGAGTCACCTCTGACTGAGAGTTTACTCACTTAGCCGCGTGTCCACTATTGCTGGGTAAGATCAGCGAACGGTGTATTACCGGTTCGCTACCAGAGAAGAACGGGAAGGAAAGGTGAGCACGAATCTGATTTTTAAGGAGTGTCGCCAGAGTGCCGCGATGAAACGCGTATTGAGGGTATATAAAAGGAACATCAATGGGTACACAATGATGAAACAGGTGAGTTGATTTCAAACTGTAGTACAATTCTCTCCAGTTTGAACAGGAAAGAATATGCTATGAACCCTTATATTTATCTTGGTGGTGCAATACTTGCAGAGGTCATTGGTACAACCTTAATGAAGTTTTCAGAAGGTTTTACACGGTTATGGCCATCTGTTGGTACAATTATTTGTTATTGTGCATCATTCTGGTTATTAGCTCAGACGCTGGCTTATATTCCTACAGGGATTGCTTATGCTATCTGGTCAGGAGTCGGTATTGTCCTGATTAGCTTACTGTCATGGGGATTTTTCGGCCAACGGCTGGACCTGCCAGCCATTATAGGCATGATGTTGATTTGTGCCGGTGTGTTGGTTATTAATTTATTGTCACGAAGCACACCACATTAAAAATAATTTGTTTCTAAACGACTAAAATATGGAGGCTCTTATATTTATATGAGCCTCGTTTTATGCTTTTTGTTAATGTCTTTATTTTTTTATGTATTCTTTTGTGCTTTCAAGATTATGGCGTAAGAAAATTGCAATACGATTATTGTTGTATATTCAAGATAATGTGACCTTAATTGTCTTTTTAAATAAAAATTAAACAAAAATTATATCTCACCACTAAGGTTTATAAAAGCATACGTTAGCAGGTGTCACCATGAAAAAAGCCATAGCATATATGCGATTTTCATCACCAGGTCAGATGTCTGGCGACTCATTAAACCGACAGAGAAGACTTATTGCTGAATGGTTAAAGGTAAATAGTGATTATTATCTTGATACCATAACATATGAAGATTTAGGATTAAGTGCATTCAAAGGAAAGCATGCACAATCAGGAGCTTTTTCGGAATTTTTAGATGCTATAGAGCATGGTTATATATTGCCAGGAACTACATTGTTAGTTGAAAGTCTGGACAGACTTTCAAGAGAAAAAGTCGGTGAAGCGATTGAGCGTCTGAAATTGATTTTGAATCACGGTATTGATGTTATAACTCTTTGCGATAATACAGTCTATAATATTGACTCTTTGAATGATCCATATTCATTAATAAAAGCCATACTTATAGCACAAAGGGCAAATGAAGAAAGCGAGATAAAGTCAAGTCGGGTTAAATTATCATGGAAGAAAAAACGGCAGGATGCACTGGAGTCAGGCACGATTATGACGGCGTCTTGTCCGAGATGGCTCTCCTTAGATGACAAAAGAACGGCTTTTGTTCCAGACCCCGACAGGGTGAAAACTATTGAGCTAATTTTTAAACTCAGGATGGAAAGGCGCTCATTGAATGCAATAGCCAAGTATTTAAATGATCATGCTGTAAAGAATTTCTCAGGAAAAGAAAGTGCATGGGGACCTTCTGTAATTGAAAAATTATTAGCGAATAAAGCTCTGATAGGTATATGCGTACCTTCATATCGTGCAAGAGGTAAAGGAATAAGTGAAATCGCTGGCTATTATCCCAGAGTCATATCAGATGATTTGTTTTACGCTGTGCAGGAAATTCGGTTGGCACCTTTTGGTATTAGCAATAGTAGCAAAAACCCTATGTTGATAAATCTACTTCGAACAGTTATGAAGTGCGAGGCTTGTGGTAATACCATGATTGTTCATGCGGTATCTGGAAGTTTGCATGGCTATTATGTTTGTCCGATGAGAAGACTGCATCGATGTGACAGGCCATCAATAAAGAGAGATTTGGTTGATTATAATATCATTAATGAGTTGCTTTTTAATTGTAGTAAAATCCAACCAGTTGAAAACAAGAAAGATGCTAATGAAACTTTAGAGTTGAAAATTATTGAGCTCCAGATGAAAATTAATAATTTAATTGCTGCATTATCTGTTGCGCCTGAAGTTACCGCTATAGCAGAAAAAATCAGAGTATTAGATAAGGAATTACGAAGGGCTTCTGTATCATTAAAAACTTTGAAGAGTAAAGCGGTGAGCTCACTTGGTGATTTTCATGCTATTGACTTAACCAGTAAAAATGGGCGAGAGCTATGTCGTACACTTGCCTATAAAACATTCGAAAAAATCATAATCAATACAGATAATAAAACCTGTGATATCTATTTTATGAATGGCATTGTTTTTAAACACTATCCTTTAATGAAAACAATATCCGCCCAGCAGGCGATAAGTACTCTCAAATATATGGTTGATGGTGAGGTTTATTTTTGAGTAATAATCACTTTTTCAACCGTGCTATAGTAAGAAAGTTAGGTAAGTACAATAAAATTATCTATCCTGAACGAAGCGTCCTGAGCTATGGTTTTACTATAGGGACTGCCAATGGATGCTGGCGTTCTCGTTCTAGCAGTTCAACAATCCCCAATCACAAAACAATTCACTGATAACGAACTTTGCACACTCGCCTGGTTATGGCGAGCAGGGAATGTGATGTTAATTGCCTACCAGAACGTTACTCATCTTCTTCAGGATGCGGAGCATGGTGAAGCTGGTCACTTCACTTCCATCGAGCAAGAATATCCCCAGATACTCAACAGAGCGCGAGCAATCCTCGTCCGAGAAACGGCACATGTAAAACTTCAGCCGTGGCAGGATGATAAGTGGAGTCGAGTATTGCCGTATTTGCGTCAAATCTGTTAGGAGTATAGCCGCCAGCCATGAGTGTTGTATTAAAACAAGGATGTCTATATATGGGATAGCGAGAGTATGAATATCAGTTATTTTGAGAGTTAACTGATTGTGAAATTAGTTTTTTTCACAAACGAGTGGGGTTACTATGATGAGTGTTCTAATGCATAGGGAACACCTAATTTTTTCAATGAATTCAAATTGATAGGATCAAAAATGGCACAACAGAGAACTACCTCCCTCAGATCCATACCTTTAGACTTAGATGTTAAGCAAGAGGCTGTCATTAACGGTATAGAAATGGGGGTACTCGATAACGGAATTCCGTACCTTACTCAGAATGGGTTGGCAAATGTTTGTGGTGTTCAGCGTTTGCGAATCAAGGAAATTACCGATGAGTGGGCTCAATCCGTTGAGAACGGTATTTTCAAAAAAGGAAGAATGACTTTTATTGGTACATATCTTCTTAATGAAGGTTTTACAGATGAAAAACTTTATATACCAATAATTCGAAATGGTGTTGAGTACCATGCTTATCCAGATGTTGTATGCATGGCTATACTTGAATACTATGCCTTTGAAGCAAAACAAGCAGAAAGTGAGACTGCAATTAGATCTTACAGAGAGCTTGCTAAAAAAGGCCTCAAGACATTTATATACGAGGCGCTAAAATATCAACCGGAGGACCCGTGGAGGCATTACCATGACAGAGTATCTTTATTAAAAGATAAGGGAACCATACCTGATGGGTATTTCATTATATTTAATGAAATTGCAGGTATGATGGTAGATCTCATCAATGCTGGATTAGCGATTAATCAGCATACCGTACCTGATGGCAGTGTTGGTTCTTGCTGGGCGCGTCACTGGAAAGCAAAGGGGTTAGCAACAGAATTTGGAGAAAGAGTAGACTGTGAGCATTATTACCCTGAAGATTTTCTTCAGGCAAGTTCCAATCCTCAGATCATTAATGCCTATCCTGATTCTGCATTGTCAGAGTTTCGTAGATGGTTTAAGCATGAATATTTAACCACAAAGTTCCCACCGTATATTCTTAAAAAATCAAACGTGCTTCCTGGTGGTACAGAAGATGCTAATCGTCTGATAGAAGCTTTCAAAAAATCAGAGCTAGAAAATAAACCATAATTGTTTTTTGGCTTTTGATTTTACATAATCATTTTGCCATAATCATGTCATCGGAGCCTGAACAACTCCGGTGACTTCTGCGCTAAACGGGGACGTTTATGCGCACATACAATCCAAACTCTCTTCTCCCTTCACAGATGCAGAGATGCACCTGCGATTTTTTGCATCCAGCGTTTGACCTCTGCGGAGGTGAAGCGTGAATCTCCCACAAGATGGCATCAAATTACATCGCGGTAACTTCACCGCTATCGGTCGGCAGATCCAGCCTTATCTGGAGGAGGGCAAATGCTTTCGCATGGTGCTTAAACCGTGGCGTGAGAAACGCAGTCTTTCCCAGAATGCACTCAGCCACATGTGGTACAGCGAAATCAGTGAATACCTCATCAACAGGGGTAAAACGTTCGCCACTCCAGCTTGGGTAAAAGATGCTCTCAAACACACATATCTCGGTTATGAAACCAAAGACCTGGTTGATGTCGTAACCGGTGATATCACCACTATCCAGTCGTTACGCCATACCTCCGATCTTGATACCGGAGAGATGTATGTCTTCCTGTGTAAGGTTGAAGCCTGGGCGGTGAATATTGGCTGCCACCTGACTATTCCGCAGAGCTGCGAGTTCCAGCTGCTCCGTGACAAGCAGGAGGCGTAATGGCTACACCGCTTATTCGTGTCATGAACGGACACATCTACAGAGTATCAAATCGTCGTAAGCGTAAGCCTGAGCCGAAGCCATCCGAAATACCAACACTGCTCGGATATACCGCTAGCCTGGTTGATAAAAAATGGTTGCGACTGGCAGCAAGGAGGAATCATGGCTGATTTGAGAAAAGCAGCGCGTGGTCGGGAATGCCAGGTAAGAATCCCTGGCGTATGTAATGGCAATTCTGAAACGTCTGTACTGGCACATATCCGGCTGGCTGGATTGTGCGGTACCGGTATCAAACCGCCAGACCTGATTGCCACCATTGCATGTTCTGCCTGCCACGACGAAATCGACCGCCGCACACATTTTGTCGATGCTGCATATGCAAAAGAATGCGCGCTGGAAGGTATGGCGAGAACACAGGTTATTTGGCTGAAAGAGGGGGTTATTAAGGCGTGAATACCTACAGCATCACATTACCCTGGCCTCCGAGCAATAATCGCTATTACCGCCATAATCGCGGGCGCACGCACATCAGCGCAGAAGGGCAGGCATACCGCGATAACGTCACCCGAATCATTAAAAACGCAATGCTGGATATCGGCCTGGCTATGCCAGTGAAAATCCGTATTGAGTGCCACATGCCGGATCGCCGTCGCCGTGACCTGGATAATCTGCAAAAAGCCGCTTTTGACGCACTCACCAAAGCAGGTTTCTGGCTGGATGATGCTCAGGTCGTTGATTACCGCGTTGTGAAGATGCCTGTTACCAAAGGTGGGAGGCTGGAACTGACCATCACCGAAATGGGGAATGAATGATGTTTGAGTTTTATATGGCAGAACTTCTTCGCCACCGCTGGGGGCATCTGCGCTTATATCGTTTCCCCGGTTCTGTTTTGACCGATTACCGAATACTGAAGAATTACGCCAAAACCCTGACAGGAGCAGGAGTATGAAGTCAGAGATAACAATCAACTAATACTGTTTTGTTGATTTTTGCTTGTAATTGGCGTTCTGGTCTGATTTTTGTGGAGTAAGTTGATGCGTGATATTCAGATGGTTCTTGAGCGTTGGGGAGCGTGGGCGGCTAATAATCATGAAGATGTGACCTGGTCGTCCATTGCCGCCGGTTTTAAGGGATTAATTACTTCAAAAGTAAAATCTCGCCCGCAATGTTGTGACGATGACGCGATGATTATTTGCGGGTGCATGGCCCGTCTGAAAAAGAACAACAGCGATTTGCACGATTTATTAGTAGATTATTATGTAGTCGGTATGACATTCATGTCACTGGCAGGTAAGCATTGCTGCTCTGATGGTTATATCGGGAAAAGGTTACAGAAGGCTGAGGGCATAATTGAAGGGATGTTAATGGCATTAGATATCCGGTTAGAGATGGATATCGTTGTTAATAACTCTAATTAATATGCCAATTGTTTACTAAAAATTATTAAAAATGGGGCGTTGAGACGCCCCCAAAAATAAAGGGTAATATATAACAGAAGGTTTATATAGTTAGAAGCAAGGTTGTGCTTCTAAAGGAAGTGGCTTGAGGGAGCCACTTATATGTTGGGGAGGCAACGCCTCCCGCAACATATCTTTTTCGTAATCAGATTAGAACTGGTAAACCAGACCTACAGCAACGATGTCATCAGTGCTTACACCGAGTGCTTTAGTGAAGTCATTTTTGTCAAGCAGGTTGATTTTGTAATCAACGAAAGTAGACATATTTTTGTTGAAGTAATAGGTTGCACCTACATCAACATATTTGACTAAGTCCTGATCGCCCCATACTCCAAGATCTTTACCTTTAGATTGCAGGTAAGCAACGGACGGACGCAGACCGAAATCGAACTGATATTGTGCAACAGCTTCGAAGTTTTGGGCTTTATTAGCAACGAAGTGATCAGCAAATACAGTCATATTCTGGGTTTCAGAATAGGTAGTGGCCAGGTAAATGTTGTTAGCGTCATATTTCAGACCTGCGGCCCAAACTTCTGCATTTTTACCGGAAGCAAATACTTCAGGAAGAACTTTCCCTGCATTAACTTGAGTGTCGGTACGATCAGATTTCGCATAAGTTGCACCGATACCGAATCCTTCGTATTCATAGGTAGCAGAGAAACCGAAGCCATCACCGTTACCTTCAGTGTAGTTATCGAAATCGCTACGATCGTTTTTGCCTTGGTACTGAGCAGCAAAGTTCAGACCATCAACCAGACCAAAGAAGTCGTTGTTACGATAGGTTGCAACACCAGTGGTGCGACCAGTCATGAACACATCTGTTTGGGTCCAGGTATCGCCACCGAATTCTGGCAGAACGTCAGTCCACGCACCGATGTCGTATGCTACACCGTAGTTACGGCCGTAATCGATTGAGCCGTAGTCACCGAATTTCAGGCCTGCAAATGCAAGACGGGTTTTGTCTTTGGAGGAACCTTGAGATTCAGCGCGGTTGCCTTTGAATTCATATTCCCACTGACCGAAACCAGTCAGTTGATCGTTGATTTGGGTTTCACCTTTGAAGCCAAGACGGGCATAAGTAGTATCACCATCATCTGCATCATTAGAGGAGAAGTAGTGCTTGGCATTAACTTTCCCGTACAGATCCAGCTTGTTACTGTCTTTATTATAAATTTCAGCTGCCTGAGCAGACATCGCCATCAGTACTGATGCAGCTACAGCAGAAATTGCCACTGTTAATTTTTTCATCGTGAGCCCTTTTTTTTGAACTATTATTAAAAAATGATGTCACTGCGCGATAAATATTCATCTAATCAATGTGATTATTTCAAGATGTAAGTTTTAGTTTCTCATTTAATTTGTGAAGTAGATCTCTATTTTTATCTGAACTTTTTCTATCGAAACCTATTTATGGCTCTTATTTGAACAAAAATAAACCTATTAGCTAATTTATATTAATGGTTGTTATTTATGGAGGTTCTATAATTCGGCAGTTTAATTTAAATCAACTAAAAATAACGTCTGAAATTATTTATTGGTTATTTGTTGAGGTTTTCTTATGTATTTGTGGTGGTGTTTTGAACACTCGGTAGCATTCTCATAAATATCATTCAGTGGTTTACGTACGTAAAAAATTGGTTATGCTGTTAAGAGTGGTTACTTCGTCACACAGCTTAAACCCGCCGTCGAGCTGGTTTTTCCATTTTTTGAGTCTCGATATTAGCTGATAACTCAATACCTGAGTTATTCACTGACTCCGAGTCTGTTACGTTTCTGCTTTTTTGCGATACGTTGTATTCCCTCAATTTACACCCGCTTTGTCTGCGAGGTGGGGTTATGAAATCCATGGATAAGTTAACAACGGGTGTCGCCTATGGCACCTCAGCAGGTAGTGCCGGTTACTGGTTTTTACAGCTGCTCGATAAAGTCACGCCCTCACAGTGGGCAGCAATAGGTGTGCTGGGTAGCCTGGTATTTGGCCTGCTGACGTACCTGACAAACCTTTATTTCAAGATTAAAGAAGATAAGCGCAAGGCTGCGAGAGGTGAATAATGCCTCCATCATTACGAAAAGCCGTTGCTGCTGCTATTGGTGGCGGAGCAATTGCTATAGCATCAGTGTTAATTACTGGCCCAAGTGGTAACGATGGTCTGGAAGGTGTCAGCTACATACCATACAAAGATATTGTTGGTGTATGGACTGTATGTCACGGGCATACAGGAAAAGACATCATGCTCGGTAAAACGTATACCAAAGCAGAATGCAAAGCCCTCCTGAATAAAGACCTTGCCACGGTCGCCAGACAAATTAACCCGTACATCAAAGTCGATATACCGGAAACAATGCGCGGCGCTCTTTACTCATTCGTTTACAACGTGGGTGCTGGCAATTTCAGAACATCGACGCTTCTTCGCAAAATAAACCAGGGCGATATCAAAGGCGCATGTGATCAGCTACGTCGCTGGACATATGCTGGCGGTAAGCAATGGAAAGGTCTCATGACTCGTCGTGAGATTGAGCGTGAAATCTGTTTGTGGGGTCAGCAATGAACAGAGTAACCGCGATTATCTCCGCTCTGGTTATCTGCATCATCGTCGGCCTGTCATGGGCTGTTAATCATTACCGTGATAACGCCATTACCTACAAAGCCCAGCGCGACAAAAATGCCAGAGAACTGAAGCTGGCGAACGCGGCAATTACTGACATGCAGATGCGTCAGCGTGATGTTGCTGCGCTCGATGCAAAATACACGAAGGAGTTAGCTGATGCGAAAGCTGAAAATGATGCTCTGCGTGATGATGTTGCCGCTGGTCGTCGTCGGTTGCACATCAAAGCAGTCTGTCAGTCAGTGCGTGAAGCCACCACCGCCTCCGGCGTGGATAATGCAGCCTCCCCCCGACTGGCAGACACCGCTGAACGGGATTATTTCACCCTCAGAGAGAGGCTGATCACTATGCAAAAACAACTGGAAGGAGCCCAGAAGTATATTAATGAGCAGTGCAGATAGAGCTGCCCATATCGATGGGCAACTCATGCAATTATTGTGAGCAATACACACGCGCTTCCAGCGGAGTATAAATGCCTAAAGTAATAAAACCGAGCAATCCATTTACGAATGTTTGCTGGGTTTCTGTTTTAACAACATTTTCTGCGCCGCCACAAATTTTGGCTGCATCAACAGTTTTCTCCTGTCCAATTCCCGAAACGAAGAAGTGATGGGTGATGGTTTCCTTTGGTGTTACTGCTGTCGGTTTGTTTCCAACAGTAAACGTCTGTTGAGCACATCCTGTAATAAGCATTGCCAGAGCGGCAGAAAACAACATTTTTTTCATCTTATTATCCTGCATTGTTAAAAACGGCAGAATCCTATGTGACAACAATTAAACGATAGTTAAATGGATTGATGAAAATTAAAACTATATAGGTGGATGCTCAGCCTATTGGAGGAGGGGGGCACTCAGAATCCTGTGGAATGAAATAAACCGCTCTTTCTGTCCATTACCCTTTTAGCTGCGCTGTATCGTCGCCGTATTCCCGCATTAACCATGACCGTAGCCCGACGGGGAATTCCTTCTGCGTGAGTGTGCGGGAATAATCAAAAACGATGCACACCGGGTTTTACTGTGCTGACAGACGCAGGGTTACCCTCATAGTCGCTTTTCCGGTGCGATGGTGGAAGAAACCGGGATGTTTATTCATCATCACTTTGGATTGATGTATATGCTCTCTTTTCTGACGTTAGTCTCCGACGGCAGGCTTCAATGACCCAGGCTGAGAAATTCCCAGACCCTTTTTGCTCAAGAGCGATGTTAATTTGTTCAATCATTTGGTTAGGAAAGCGGATGTTGCGGGTTGTTGTTCTGCGGGTTCTGTTCTTAGTTGACATGAGGTTGCCCCGTATTCAGTGTTGCTGATTTGTATTGTCTGAAGTTGTTTTTACGTTAAGTTGATGCAGATCAATTAATACGATACCTGCGTCATAATTGATTATTTGACGTGGTTTGATGGCGTAGATGCACGTTGTGATATGTAGATGATAATTATTATCATTTTTCGGGTCCTTTCCGGCGATCCGACAGGTTACGGGGCGGCGACCTCGCGGGTTTTCGCTATTTATGAAAATTTTCCGGTTTAAGGCGTTTCCGTTCTTCTTCGTCATAACTTAATGTTTTTATTTAAAATACCCTCTGAAAAGAAAGGAAACGACAGGTGCTGAAAGCGAGCTTTTTGGCCTCTGTCGTTTCCTTTCTCTGTTTTTGTCCGTGGAATGAACAATGGAAGTCAACAAAAAGCAGCTGGCTGATATTTTCGGTGCGAGTATCCGTACCATTCAGAACTGGCAGGAGCAGGGAATGCCCGTTCTGCGAGGCGGTGGCAAGGGTAATGAGGTGCTTTATGATTCTGCCGCCGTCATAAAATGGTATGCCGAAACCATGCCACAGGCGAGTTCTGTTGTTTCAATTACGTTGATTGGTGGCGCTGGATTTAACGTGGGGTCACCTCAACAGGCAGGTATATCTGAACTTGTTTTACGTGCAGGTAATGGTAATCCGAAGGGGATTACTGGTGCTTTATGGCAGCGCACATCGACAGGGTTTACAAATTTTGCCTGGGTCAATACATCTGGTGATACTTACGATATTTACGTTGCAATCGGAAATTATGCGACTGGTGTAAATATTCAATGGGATTATACCAGTAATGCCAGCGTGACGATTCATACGTCACCAGCATATTCTGCTAATAAGCCGGAAGGGTTAACGGACGGTACAGTTTATTCACTCTATACGCCATCAGAGCAGTTTTATCCGCCTGGCGCACCAATCCCGTGGCCATCAGATACCGTTCCGTCTGGCTATGCCCTGATGCAGGGGCAGACTTTTGACAAATCTGCATACCCGAAACTTGCAGCCGCTTATCCGTCAGGCGTGATCCCTGATATGCGTGGCTGGACGATTAAGGGCAAACCTGCCAGTGGTCGGGCCGTATTGTCTCAGGAACAGGACGGCATTAAATCGCATACCCACAGCGCCAGCGCATCCAGTACGGATTTGGGGACGAAAACCACATCGTCGTTTGATTACGGCACTAAATCCACGAATAACACTGGTGCGCATACCCATAGTTTAAGTGGCAGCACGAATGCAGCTGGTAATCACAGCCATAGAGATGGCCGTCGATTTAACCCCAGTGTTTTTAAAGATACTTATCAATATGGTTATACAAGCTCAGGTCAAAATACCTGGGGTGTACAAGGCTCAGTAGGTATGTCTACGGGGTGGTTAGCGAATACCAGTACAGATGGTAATCATAGCCATTCACTGTCCGGCACAGCAGCATCTGCAGGTGCACACGCGCATACTGTCGGTATTGGTGCTCATACGCACTCCGTTGCGATTGGTTCACATGGACACACCATCACCGTTAACGCTGCTGGTAACGCGGAAAACACCGTCAAAAACATCGCATTTAACTATATTGTGAGGCTTGCATAATGGCATTCAGAATGAGTGAACAACCACGGACCATAAAAATTTATAATCTGCTGGCCGGAACTAATGAATTTATTGGTGAAGGTGACGCATATATTCCGCCTCATACAGGTCTGCCAGCAAACAGTACCGATATTGCACCACCAGATATTCCTGCTGGCTTTGTGGCTGTTTTCAACAGTGATAAGGCATCGTGGCATCTCGTTGAAGACCATCGGGGTAAAACGGTTTATGACGTAGCGTCAGGGGACGCGTTATTTATTTCTGAACTCGGTCCGTTACCGGAAAATGTTACCTGGTTATCGCCGGAAGGGGAGTTTCAGAAGTGGAACGGCACAGCCTGGGTGAAAGATGCAGAAGCAGAAAAACTGTTCCGGATCCGAGAGGCGGAAGAAACAAAAAACAGCCTGATGCAGGTAGCCAGTGAGCATATTGCGCCACTTCAGGATGCTGTAGATCTGGAAATCGCAACGGAGGAAGAAACCTCATTGCTGGAAGCCTGGAAAAAGTATCGGGTGTTGCTGAACCGTGTTGATACGTCAACTGCACAGGATATTGAATGGCCAGCACTGCCGTAGGGTAAAACATATAAATTCTATAATTAGATGTATCTTTCCATTTACGGCAAGGAAGGGGGCTTGGAAGACGTAAAGCATCTCACACCGAGATTATTTTTTATATGTCAGGTGTCTGAAGTTTTGCTTTGGCTCTTAAAATGGTTTGCCGCGAGGTTTTGAATTCCCGGGCAATGGCACTTATACTTACACCTGACTTAATTCGTTCGAATACCACCTGTTTCTGTTCTTCATTTAACACAGGTGGTCGACCAAAACGTTTCCCTGCGCCGCGGGCTCTTACTATCCCGGAATGAGTGCGTTCAAGTAAAAGGTCTCGTTCAAATTCAGCGACTGCTGAAATTACGTGCATCATCATTTTTCCTGTTGGACTGGTCAGGTCAATGCCCCCCAATGCTAAGCAATGCACTCTGATACCTGTTTCGGTCAGTTGTTCCACTGTTTTCCTGATATCCATTGCATTACAACCAAGGCGATCCAGTTTTGTCACAATCAATTGATCACCACATTTCAGGCGAGCAAGCAACCGGTTAAAACCAGGACGCTCACTGGTTGCTGCTGAGCCGCTAATGTGTTCTTCGATTATTTGCTGAGGTTTGATTTTAAAACCTGCACTTTCGATTTCCCTGCGTTGATTTTCGATGGTCTGATCCAGCGTTGATATCCGACAGTAAGCAAAAATTCGAGACAT